TTATACTGGGTACAGCTTTTAGTACCTTTTCAATCTCCAGTAGTAGTTGCTCTTTCATAATCTACCTTTAAGTCGTTCTTGAATTCTTCTACTAAGCTCTTCTTCTACTCTGTCTTTCCAACCGTAAAATGAACTATTTTTAAACCTACTACTAGAGTTTAGTCTTTCTCCATAGTCATCTTTTAGAGGTCTAAAATAAACAGGAATACTGATATTAGCTTGAGCTCTACCAGATTTTAACTGTCTAACGTACTTTAACTTAGGGCGTCTTACTGATAAAGAGTTCCGTAAAGCACCAGTTCTAAGCATAGGATACAGAGACCTATTTTTAATACCTTTACTGTAGCGTATGCTCAGCTGTGTTTTTACCCAAGTTTTCCAGTTTTCACTAATCTTAGATAACTTTTCTAAGTAACTGTCTATATGTTTATTTATGTAATACTTAGATGCCCTCTCTAATATGGCGCCTAGCTGTGTTTTGGTACTCATACTTAGTACATCACAATAGTTCTGTTAGAGTACTTATTGTAAGTAAGCCTACTTAAATTAGGTACTGCAGACTCGCTAAAGTACGTAGTATTACCAGAAGTATTGATAACTTTATCTATATTATCAGAACTATTTTTCATTCTAAAGTACAGTGACTCTATATGCTGGTATACAGCAAGCTTTAAATCAGCTGGAACCTCTATATAACCTACATTTAAGTTAATAACTAGAGGTTTTCTAATATCTGTAATACTTGTGGATAAAACAATATCATTACCATAATAAGTAAAGTCTTGAGACAACCCGTCGTATGTTATTGTATTAATACTAGTAATAGGTGCAATAGGTAGCTCAAAGGTTGTACCTGCTTCTCTAAGGAAATGGCTAATAGTTTTTGTACTATTCGATAATAGTATCACATACGTATCTTCAACGTACGTTAGTACACCTGGGATTATAGCTGAAAGCATTTTAATATCAGACTCAGGGGCTTTTGTATATAGTAAAAAATCTTCAAATGAGAATGACATTATAGTCCTTTATTATTCAGCTTGTGCTTTTGGTTTAGTTTCAGTTTTTGGTTTATCTACTTTTACAGTAGGCTGTGCTTTAGGTGTAATATCCTCAAACATACCAATAAATGTATCAATTAAAGTCTTACCAACTTTATCATCTATTTCTTTCTCATCGTATTGGTTAAATGTAACTCCGTTAGAAGCCGTAAAGCTAGCTTGTGCTGTGTATTTTATTAACATATTATTCCTTTAATATTTATTATTTAGCTGTAAAAGAGAGTATACAGCTAAATAATAAATAGGCACAGCCCTAATCCCGAAGGATTAGATAGCTATGTTAATACCTGCTACAGCATTTTTGAATGATGCAACAATAGTATTTGGTGCAGACTCTGTAGAGTCGAATTGAGAACTGAACCCAAATCTTAATGAACCAGTGTTCACAATTGTTTGATTCTCAATGTTTTTGTCAGACTCAGACATAGCATTACCGTTAGCGAATAACTTAAACGTATTGATGTTTACCAATAAACAAACGTGGAAGTCATTTAATGAAGCAGCAACTTTACCAGTAGCAGCAACTTTTGGTAATAATGAAGTACTAATAACTGGGATACCAAATATTGAATTTACTTCTCCACCAAATAAAGTAGCAATTCTACCAGCTTTATCTAAAGTTTTGAATGAATCCCAAGTTCTGAAGTTATACATTGTAGCTTCATCAACAATTAAAACAACATTACCTTCAGAAACTTGCATCGAGTCTAAATAAACACCACCAGCTAATTGCATCTTGTTAATTTCAATTAACCACTCAGCTTCTGTTAAAGCAGAACCACCAAAGTCTACAGTAGCTTTACCTAAAGCAGTTTTTCTTAAACCGTTACATACAGTTTTAGGAGAACCAGCAGCTACACCAACGTCCATAGTATTAGAAATATCACCATTTAATACAGCGTTTTCAACAGCTCTTGATAATGAGTCAACAATACCAGCTCTTACTTCAGCAGCTAAATCAATTAAAGCGTCATCTAAAACTTCGTAAGATTTTCTTACAATAGTCATGATTTTTTTAGTTGTTTTAACAAAAGTAATATAGTTTTCACTTGAGTCAGTACCAGTTGTTGCTTCGTTAGTAACAAATGCTTCAATACCGTAAACAGCAATTAAATCATGAGGTGTCCCACCATTTACTTGACCCATTGGGAAAAGTTTAGCAATTCTTAATTGAGCTTGAATATCTCTTAATAGTGTACCAGTAAAACCATCAGCTAATGCAATAGTAATATCACCAGTAACACCTACAGCTTTAGCTCTAGCAGATAACATTGATTTGTCTTTATCTGATAATTTAGCACCTTTGATTGACTTAGCAATGTAAGCAATCTCTTGAATTCTGTTCTCAGCATCTGAACCAGTTAATTCTACTTTTACAGTAGATTTGGGTGCAGTTGTTGAAGGAGCTTTTGCAACAGCAGTAGCTAAACCTTTTTCTAAGTCACCTTGTACTTCAGCCATAGCTTTTGATACGATTGATTTTAAATCCATATTAATTGTCCTTAAATATATATATTTAGTTTTCCGTCATTACGGACAGCAGAGGATTACTCCTCTGTACTAGCTGGAGTAATACCAGCACCACTATGACTTAATTCTACTACTTTAGCGATAATAGCCTCACTAGCTGTTGTAACTGGTTCAATTAGCTTATTAAGCTCATCAGCCCTTTCGTTTAACTCATCAAAAGAACTTAAGTTTAAAATAGTATCTTTAACTGAAGTAATATAAGCAAGAGCATCTATTACTTTTTGCTCAGCAGCTAATTTCTCAGCCTCTTTAGCATCCGCAAGCTCTTTAGCCACTTTATCAGCAGCTTCTTGTTTTATTCTCTCAGCAGCGATATTAGCCTCAGCAATTTTAGTTGCTAATTCTCCAACATCAATATCATTTTTAACTTCAACCTTAACCTCAGGTACAACTACTTTAGGCTCTGGTTGCGTAACAGGCTCAGTAGGAGTTACATCTGTAACTTCAACTTTAGGTTCTGCTGGCGTAGCATCTTTCACTTTTAAATCCATAATATTATCCTTTTTATGTGGCTCCAATAGTTTCTTAAGCCCAGCATTATCAATGTCTAGGGACTTAGTACCAACTACTTGAAACAAAGCGCTTCTATTACTTTGAACAGGCGCTATACTTAATTCTATCATTTCACTCTGTGTGATTTCTACAGCATCGTCTAAGTACTGGTACTCTTTAGGAATAAACCCAATACTAAAAGACTTTACATTACCGTACAAAACATTTTCAAAGTCAGCCTCTTTACCTGTAAGCCTCTGCATTTCTGCTTTAACCCATAGACCTTTACCATCTTTGTGTAAAGACACAATCTTACCACGAACCTCGTTCCAATCGTGATTCCATAATAGTACAGGATTCTTTTGGTAAGCAGTAATATCCATACCGTCAACATTAACTATCTCTTGGTCTCTGTCTATCTCTTTAACACCAATTTCATTTTGGTAAAAAGAAGCGTAACCTTCAATAAATAGTGTATTCGGAGTATCAGGATTCTGTGATACCATTTTAATCTCAGCTAATCTGTGTAATCTTACACTAGGATTAGTATTTTTAGTCTTCATCTAAACTCCTTAAACTTTTTCAGCATCCCCACCTCTAGTATCATCTACTACAGACGTATTATCTGACCCTCCAGCATTACCTGCTAGTAACTGTGTGCTAGTTTGTGCTCCTTGCAGCATTCGTTCAACTTCTTTATCAAAGTTTTCAACAGATACTGGAGCAGACCCTAGTAGGAATGCAGGGAAGAAGTGTAAGTCAGCAGCAGGTACTTCTAATCTAGGAAGTTCAGCTAGTTCTCTTGCTTCATTAAGCGAGCATAGACCTTCTTTATGTAACTTGATAGCTCTATCAACCTTAGCATCTATAAAGTCATCTAATATGTCAATCTCGCTGTAGTCGAGCTTTACTATAATACCTTTTAAACCTAAAATATTTCTGAAGTACCTAGTAAACTGTAAACCTATATTTTCTAGAATAGGTTTAAGCATACTTGTAAACCAAACCCTTAATGAAAATAGAAGCTCTTCATTCTTATTAGCACCAGCAGTACTGTAGTCTCCAAGCAAAGCTGGAGGCAAGTTGAATTGGTCTAATATAACTTGGTTAATCTCTTTAAAGAATGCGAGCATCTCTGTACCAGTCATTGCATTAGTCATTTTAGTAACTGTCAAGTCTGTATTAATTAGCATAGTCTTAGATGATGTACTAGACATAAATTGGTCAAATGCTTGTTTAATAACTTTTTGTTGCTTTTCCCCAATAGGGTCTTTAGCGGATATAATAGCTGAATCTTTAGCACCACCTTGAGTAAACTCTTTAGTCTTAGCTACAATACCAGCTTGAATCTGTATAACATCGTTTAACGCCTGTAATCTTGATAGTGAATATAATAAGTTAGTAGGGTCAATCGAGTCATTAATATAAATAATATCCTCTGGCCTATATACTATATTAGTACCATCTTCTGCTTTATATATAAAAGATGTAATAAGTTTTGAGCCGTCTGACTCTATATCGAACTTAGATGGGTCATAAGCATAAAAGTTCATATCAGCTTGTGAATACTTATCTGTATTCTTTTCAGCTATGATTATAGAAGCACCTTGTGTAAACAGTGAAGAAGCCATCTTTCGTTTAAAATCAATATGAGTATCAGTCTCGTTTAAAAACATTAAGTCAACATTTTTAATAGTAACAGGTTTTATAGTGCCTTTACCTGATTCTTTATATGTCTTAAAATTACATAAAGACATAACGTTAGATATAACTCTAACTGCTCTTTCTATTGTCTCTACTTGTTGAATATAACTTTGTATATCTGAGTCAAACGTGTTGTTCGCTCCAGCTGTATAAGCTATAAAGTCATTTTTAATGGTAGGCTGTTTAGTAATCATATCTTCTATTCTCATTTAGCCTCCTTATGCCAATACTTCATAATCATCTATATACAAAACGTGTTCGGTATCATCTGTATCTACTACTCTGATTCTAAATGTTAAAGGGGTTACTGTACTATCAGTAGGAGTATAGTCAAATTTAACTATATCCCCCGTGATATCTGTAACTGCAACATAAGAACCAATAGGTGTCAAATCCCTACCAGTCTTCTTTAAAGGTAAGTATGACACTAGCGATATTTCTGTTTCTAACAAAACATCTTTTATATAGAAACTAAGTGTATTAACTTTATTAAGCTCTAGAATAGACTGATTAGTTAAATCAACTATCTCAAACCTTTTACTGTTAAAAAACATTTCTTACCTTTAGTCTCTGGTATTTTACTGAACTTATATATAGCTTAATCACTCAAATCATCCCAGACTTTGACATACTTGGGGATGATTTCAACAAAAACGCTATATATAAGAGTAGCGAATCGGAAGATGAAGCTATATAGTATAGCTATATATCCTATAGATATAGTTAGACTGCTTATTATAGATTATATAAGAGATATAGTACACGCGATTCTTAAAGTTAGCTTAAAGGCTAATTAGGACTAAAATAATAAAGGATTAGTATGAGCAACATACAAACATTAGACTTACCTAAAGGCTTAGCTCTAACAGACCTAGAAGTAGAAATAATTAGAGGTGTAGTATCTGGTAAAAGACCTAAGGTTATTAGTACAGAATTAGGAATACCTCAGTCTAGTATTTTAACTTTAATAAAGAAAGAAAAAGTTAAAGAATTTATACAGGAAATGGTAGATGCTAGAAACTTAGCTCTAAAGATGGAGTTACCTAATTTACTAATGCAGATGATACAAGATAAAATTGACTTAGCTGATGAAGAGGGTATTAGGCTAGGCGAAACTACAAAGAAGGACATAGTTGATATTATAAAACAGCTTAACGATACTATTAAGGTGTCAGATTCACCAGCAGTAAAAGGTGAAGAAGACTCATTTACAAAAATCTACCAACAAATTAATATGATACAAGGAAGTAATTAATGCTCAGCTATATTTATACATGTATTCAGTTTATACCTATTTTTGTTATCTCAGCGTTTAGTGGTAGCTTCAAATACCATAATGCTGAGAAGATAGTCGAAGATGAAAGAAAAGCACTAGAAAGTAGAGCTACAGAAGATTATACACTAGCTAATATTAGAGCTAAAGGATTTTAATGACCGATTTACAAAAATCCCAGCTTAGCGAAGAAGAGCTATTAGCTTATAATGAGTTAAGTAAAGAGGAACAAGACCAGTATGATTACTTTATGGGGTTCACTACACATACGCATGAAGCTCGTATAACATCTAATAAAGAGATAAAACTATATCAGCAGCATTGTGATAATATACAACTTAAATCTGTAGCACAGTTAATAGACTTTATACCCCATAAAGGACAACAACCTATATTTTATGCATTAGATGAGCAAAAAGAAATATATAATAACCTAGTTATGGTACTTGGTAGAAGAGCTCAGCCCTTAACGAGTACTGTAAAGACGCCTGAAGGTAGTTGCACTTTTAAGGATATAAAGGTAGGTACAGTTATATTAGACCCAGATGGAGGTTCACAAACTGTACAGGAAGTACATAATATTACAGATGGTGTAGTATATGAGATACAAGTAGGTAATAAGTCTTGTAAAGTAGACGCTGAGCATATGTTTACAGTAATAGACCATCATGGTAAAGAACGAGTACTAGACGTTAAGCACTTAGCTAAATACTACAAGAGAAATAGAAAAAACACTCACTACAACCCTAGTGGTACTACTAGCAAACAGTTGAGTAAAACTAGTACTGAATATACCTTTAAGGTAAAGAATATAGCCCCTATAGACTACACACCTAAAGAGTTACCTATACACCCGTACTTATTAGGATTATTACTAGGAGATGGTTGTATTACTAAAGATGTAGCTTTAGGTATGCAGGACAAAGATGCTATAGTAAGAGGGGTAGAGTTACAAGGTTTAGAAGCAAATATTAGAGAGGAATCACCAGGATACTTTATTGTGTCTTTAGGTAAACTAAAACCTATGCTAAAAGAACTAGGCCTGCTAGGTACTTACTCTAACTCAAAGTTTATACCCCAAATGTATCTACAAGGTTCAGTAGAACAGCGTACTGAGTTATTAAGAGGGTTAATGGACACAGACGGGTGCGTTGATGGTTCCGGTAAGACTGTATCAGGATTAGAATACGTTACAGTTTCTAAGCTATTAGCGGAATGTGTAGAGGAACTTATATATTCACTAGGTGGTGATTGTACAGTAGCTGAGAAAGTTACTCATTTTAATTCTCACGGAGCTAAAAAGCTAGGACAACTAGCTTACAGATTTTACATAAGAAGTGTTATAAACCCATTTTGGATAGAAAGAAAAGCCTCTAAGTTTAAAGGGTTTAAAGTACTATATAATTTCATTAAAGACATTAGAAAAATACAAGACGAGCAAGTTAGGTGTATTACTGTAAGTTCTAACTCATCTTGTTATGTTACAGATAACTTTATTAGAACTCATAATTGTGGTAAGAGCTCAATGACCTCTGTAGTAGCGTTAAAAGAGTTATTAGTACCGTTTTCTAGCACTATTCTTCTAACACCTACGTTTAACAATGCTAAGATTATCTTTAACGAAACGCTTAAGCACGTTCAGGCTCTGAGGTTGGAAATTAAAAGTATTAATAAAGGTTCGTTTAGATTCGAACTTAAAAATGGAGCTAGGTTTTCCGCTAACTCAGCATCTAATATAGAATCTGCACTAGGTACAGCGAACTCATTAATTATATGTGATGAAAGTCAGTCAATCCCCGGATTAGAAGAAATTATGAATCAAATGCTTGTACCAACTTTGCTAGATTATGGTACAAGACCATCTGGTATTTTATATGGTAAACAAATTTATCTTGGTACACCAAGGGGCGTAGACTCACAGTTATACGACCTGTTCATTAAACAAGATGAGCATAAGAATTGGAAGAGCTTCTCAGCGCCTAGTCACTCTAACCCTATATTACCTCAGGCTTACTTTGAACAAATGAGACTAGAGCTAGGCGAGATGTTGTATAGCCAAGAGATATTAGCGCAGTTTATGGGTACTGATGATAACGTGTTCTATGCGTTTGGTGAACATAACCTGTATAACGATGGTGATATTAAGTTTAGTAGGTTTATGGACGTAGTAGTAGGAATAGATGTTGGGTTTAGGGATAGTACTGCTGGTGTCTTCTTATACAGAGACCCTAGAGGAAACTACTACTTAGATAAGTGCTACTCAGAAAATATGAAGGCTACCTCTGAACATGTAGCTAACCTTAAAGCTTTGGATGCTGAAATGATAGGCACTACAGACCTTAGATATATGGACCCAGCAGCCGCTCAGCTTATCTATGACTATATACATGACTATAATTATCAAGTATGCGGAGCTAAGAATGCTGTACAAGAAAGTATTAAGTACTTAAACCAGATGTTTACACCAACAGGTGCTAACAAGGTACCTAGGTTGTACGTAAATGCTGGTTTAACAGAACTTATAAGACAACTAAAAAGAGTTCGTTGGAAAGACTCAGCTAATAAGACAGCTAAAGACCCGTTTAATAAAGACCCTAAGGGAACACACTGGGACTTAATATCAGCACTTAGATACGCTGTGTATTCAGACCAACATAATATAGCTTCTAGTACTATTATTACTAGTTAAAGGATAAAAATGATAATTATACCAAAGTTAAACTTAATTGAAAAAGAGGGTACTATATACATAGAGGTACAAGTAAAGACTTTACCGATAGGTAATACTATATCTAGTACTGAGGACATTATAAGTGTTGTAGTCCAAGCAGGTAATAAGTTAATAGACTTATTTAGTTCTAAAGACCCTAAGCACTGGTATAGTACTAGTGGTTTAGGAGAATTAAGTTGTACTAAAAACTATAAACTGATTATAAACACAGGGTACGCTGAGCTTATGTACAACTGTGGTATTGTGTCTTGGGACCATAAATGATATATTCAGTTGAGTTTACTAAATACGGAAATCCAACGGTACGCTCAGCCCCGCTTTTAGCTCCGTTGGCTACGCAACGTAACCTTAAACTTCCTAGGGTACTAAAATGGTACACTAAAGAGCAGTTAGAGGAGTTACTTAAGCGTAGTAATTATGGACTTAAAGAGACTAGATTTGATAAAGTATTTAAAAAGCTAGAAGAACTAAAAGCTAAAGATAGGCAGGTGTTTAGATTTAGCGAAGCTGAGGATAACTTTATACGAAATAATTATCAGTACTTACCTGATTCAGTAATTGCACTGGCATTAAATATCCCTGTTACTAAAATTCTTAACAGAAGGTACTACTTAGGTTTAAAAAAGCTACAGCAATCTGATGATATACCTTTTGTTATAGTATGGGACAAGCGTAGCGAGATGGACAAGGACTTACAAAAAGAAGGACTAACGTTACTAAGAGAAGGACTAAGATGGTAGTAAACGGGTTTAAGTGTCTTAAATGCTTTACTAATATATTCGTTGAGTACTATACATTTAGACAGTATAACGGTAGAGTCCCGACGGCAGATTCTAGTTCAATAAAGAGAACTGATACGTGTAGTTGTGGTAATTGTGGTTTAATCCTGGACCTTGATGGATTAGTCCACCTGTATTGCGATGATATTAATACAGTACTATTATGTAGAGTAGACACTGAGAGTCCGTCTGATGCTGAGGTACTACAAAGTAGTAAAGGATTCTACTATCAAGACTACTATAATATTTCTAGCACGTCGCACAATTTTGAAGCTCTGAAAGAACCAGTACAAAAAGTACAGAGAAATATAATACAAAGAACATATAGAAGAAAGGATAAGCATGGCAAAGAAAGCCAGACTAGAAATAAGAATAGACGAAAGTGATAAAGATTTGCTTCGTAAAATAGCAGAACTAGAAGGCTGTACTATAACAGCTTTATTAGAGGACTATATAAGTACTTTAATAAAACAACTAAGTACAAAAAGCTTTGGTAGTCTAAAGCCGACCGATTCTGAAGATTAACAATTTACTATAATGCGCCTAAGCTTAACTTAAGCTGAGCTAACTGCTGAAATTACACTAATTACAAGGAGGCTTTAAGTTTAGCCTAAGCTGGACGTTAGGACTAAGATGATAAGCCTCCTTAAATTGCCTTAAACGAACCTTAAACGGTTTTACTTCCAGTACGTTGTTTATACTAGTTAAAGTATCATAAGCCGACAGTACGTACACTCTCCACCTTAAACTTAACCTAATTTATACTTTACTTTTACTCACCTCTAGCCTCCGTCTAGCATATAACTGTCCGTACATGTTGTTAAATATACCGTTACAATATAGTCTAGCGGGTACAGCTAAACGATAATGATAATCACTCTCAACCCACCCCTAGCTCTAGCATAACAACACTTAAGCCCTCCTTAAACGAACCCTCCTGCACAACTTTTGTACACCACCCTAAACTTAAGCATCATGTAAGCTTAACTATGCTAGGCGACCGCTAAACGATAACAATAACCACTATCAACTAACCTTAAATAGACCTTAAGCCATAATCCTAAGCACTCTTTCAGCATAGCATATAATAAAGTTATTATTTAAAGAAATAACTAAATAAAAAGCATTAATATAGCCATAAATAGTAATACAAAGAGGGTTAAACAGCCCTTAAACACACCTTAAACGAAGCTTACAGCCCAAGCTTAAAGGTAGCTTAACGACCGTTGTAGTCGGTTGTGTAGGGCTGTAAAAGCAAAGTACAGTATAAGTAAAACTAATAATACAATAAGGGTTAAAAGAGAGTTAAACAGCCGTTAAAAGTACATAGAACATAAGCTTAAAGTAACCTTAAGCAGAATAATAACCAGAGCTAAAAGTTATTTAATACTAAAACGGCTGTACGGCTTAGTAAATGAATAGTTAATAGTAAGGATAGGCGGGAGTTAAACGCAAGCTAAAGGAGCGTTAAACGAAAGCTAAGCCTATGTATAACCAATATACAACTAACCCTCAAAAATGCAACTCAATAGCAAAACTAAAACTATACAATAAAAACAAAAATGTACAACTATTGTACAACGCTATCTATAATGTACTAAAACTGTACAACGGTAATAAAAAGTTATACATTAAAGATTAAAAGAAAAAATATAACAAAAAGGCTAAACATTGATTAAACTTAAGCTAAACGAAAGCTAAGTAACTATATAATTACAGTAAGAGAACAACAACAAAGGGCATAAGATGATAAAAGAAACACAAAGGCTAAACAAGCTAAGCCTAGCGATAGCTAAACTACAGTTAAAGTACAAAGATAACTCTTTTAGTCTAAGGGTGCTTAATAGATACTTTAATAAATTAATAGAACTAAAAGAGATTAAGCAACAGTTAGAAACTAGACTAAAACTAAGCTAAACGAAAGCGTAGTTTTAGTATTATTTCTAAGTTACTTTATTTTAGCCCTCACCTAGATTT